AGGACTGGTTGCGCGAAGTGATCGTGAAGCTTAATGACTGGCCGTCAAACCGTGTGCATGAACTGCTGCCCTGGAACTGCTCAACTGTAAAATAATCCTTACGCTACGTACTTCTCGGGGCGCTTACATCGGCGTGGCGCTCACGGTCAGACCACCTGCCGTGGTGGATGCTGACAGGGTGATGTCATTCCCCCAGGCACCTTTGGTCCGGGTGGTGACCGTCAGCTGAGAGGCTTCCGATTGGTATTCCCCCGTAACCAGAAGCGAAGGCGTCTGCGTCATTGCTTCCACCAGTGCCGGAATGATTTTCGACGGTCCATCACCGGTTTCCACATCCACCGAAACCTGCTCACCGGCAACCCATACCGACAGTGTTCCGCTGCTGATTGCCGTACCGTTGACGGTAACTGCGCCGGTTGCTGCCTTTCCTGCGCCACTGTCTGCAATACCGATAACATCCAGTTGCAGATAGCTGTTGGCATTAATGGCCGCGCGCGCCATTGCAGCGGCCAGCGAACCGGCCCCGAAATACAAATCCGCTTCGTCTTCGGAATACACGGAAACGGCATTCAGGGGCGTGGCGGTGCCGCCTGACAGCATCGGGCCAATCACCAGAACACGCTGTTCGTTACCCGGCAGCGTGTTAACGGCCAGCCGGGTATTAAACTCAAAATGCACACCGGGCTTACGGATGCCGCCCGAAATGGTGTCAAACTGAATTTCACTCATCGGAATCCACCTGTTTCTCTCTCTTCGCCTTCGCTTTTACCTGCACGGCGTCCTGTTCAGTCGTCACGGTGGTTTCAGGCTCATCCTTCACCAGAATCAGGTCACCGTCCTGAACGGCGCGCCGGTAATAAGCGGTGTTCTCAACGGTCACCGCTTCCGTGGTGATGTATTTCCGGGCGTTATCCTCCATCGGGAACTTCATCCCGGGAGCCGCCTTAACCTTCATTTTGTTCATGCTGTTGCTCTCTTAATTCATCCAGACCACAGATATCTGCGCCGTATTGCGTACCAATTCGCAGTAAATCCGGGTCAGGGTCTGACAGCCTGCCGTGGTAGCGGTTGAAGAGGCGATCCGCTTCTGCGCCACGCTCCGGCCATTTGCCGTTCTCCAGCGCGTGCTCCACCCAGCGGGTATCGAACTCACAGGCAAACACGGACATTGCCCGCTCTGCCACGCCGGTGTTAAACAGCGTCCTGACCCGCCCGGGTTCGAAATAATCAATCTCCAGCCCCAAATCCTGACCGGTCAGCAGACGACGGACGGATTCAACCAGCTGGTTTGTCCCGACCTCATCCCGGACGGTGCCTCCCTGTCTGGCGCTCTGTTCGCTGCGGGTGTTGTAATCACCCACCACAACCACAAAGCGTCCTGTGGCAATGTATTTCCGGCGTGACGTGGAATAGCGTTCGGTTTTCACGATGCCGCCGAACGTCACCCAGGCTGCCGGAAGGCTGCGAACAATCCGGCCCGGGTCTTCATCCAGTTCACCGGCATAGGTGCGGACATCCTGCACCATATGCCCCAGACCACAGCGCAGACGCTCAACCAGCGCCCGTTCAATGTCAGTAATCAGAATGCACCTCCCCGCGTGGACTCACGCCCGAACTGACGGGAGCCGGAGCGGATACGCACCTGTGACGATGACTGGATCACGCTGCCGGACGTATCCCGCCCGAGGTTGATTTGTCCTGCCGCGACTTTCTCCAGAAAGCGGATGGCGTCCCGGTAGCGCATCTGAATTTCTTCTGAGCAGATACGGTAATCGGTCGCCAGGTGATAACGGGCGATATCGCAGCAGTAACCCACCAGAATCCCCGGGCTGTCAGGCCACGGGGTCCGGTAACGCCCCACCAGATAGCCATCAATCTGGGCACTGGCGCGCGCAAGCGCGGAGGCCAGTTTTTCTTCGTCGATGAATCCCGTCATGTCTTCATCCGTCAGTGTGCGTGCCTCGCGTTCACTGAATGCCCTGATGAACTGTTCCGGCGTGGCGTAAGACATGGGTTACTTCTCCTTTTTGTCCGCTTTTTGTGTTTTCTGTGCGGCGTTCAGCTGTGCGGTCAGTTCACTGACTTTCTGGCGTTCTTCTTCCAGCTGCGCTGTCAGTTCGCTGACTTTCTGACGCTCGGCATCCAGCTGTGCGGCCAGCTCATCACCCCGGGCCGCGTCGTTCTGGCCGGACGCTTTATCGCGCTCCACCACAATCAGCATGGGGTCAGCCTTCAGCACCGCCAGCTGTTCCGGGGTGAACGCATCCGCAGGCCATGCCTTCGTGGTTGCGCTGTGTGCCACACCGCAGCGGCGAAAACCCTCACGGCGGGCGGTAATTTCAATCACCTTTTCCATGCATTACTCCGTCGTACCATCAGAACCAAATGCCATCTGCCAGAAGCCGTAACCGCCGTTACAGCGCGCTTCGGCACCAAACAGGAACTTCTTACGCTTGAACACGTTGTCGCTGTTGTAGTCCGTCTGCTCCACAAAAACAGGCTTTTTACGTAGCTGATAAATCAGCGGTTTCACCGGTTTGGTGGTGTCAAACAGGAACCACGCAGAATCCGACGCCAGCTCCGGCATCACCAGCACTTCGGCGGTATTGCGGTACGGGTTCGGCGTGCCGTCCGGGAACTTCTCGGCGGTCATCAGGTAGTTCGCGTCATCCTCCAGCGCCGGTGGCACAACCAGCAGATTCGGGCGAATTTTGAGGGATGCGCCTTCGTCATCTTTCAGACTACGCATGGCCGTACGGGCGGCACCGTAGGAGGCTTTCGCCTCGGCAAGCGAGCCAACTTTGAGTTTTTTGGTGCCCCTGTTGGACACCGATTTACCGGCGACCAGGTGGTCGGTATCAAAGAACATCTGACCGTCGTAACATGGATTGATAAAACCGTTACTGATAAGGGACGCCACAATATCTGCCGGTAGCTCTGCTGCCGACTGTCCGGCTCCTTTCGCCTGAAGGGCATAGCCCATAATCTGGTCGTCCTCGATGTCGTTACGATCGACTTCAACCGTGGCTTCCCAGTCCTTGTTACGGATGGTGTAGTTAAATGCCGCCAGTGATTTGACGACCTTGTCACCAATCCACTCGCGCATTTTCGGGAAACGACTTAACCAGCTGTAGTCGTTTTCCTTGCCGTTTGATGGCACTTCCATTGCCACCTTCTGCCAGTCAGTTGGCGACTGGTCGAAGGCTTTCTGGAAGGTGGCCTTCAGATTGATAAAAATCTGTTTGACGTTTTTAACGTTGACTAACACGTTTTGCTCCTTAACTGAAATGAACCCAGACGCCATCGCCACAGATGCCGATCACTTTCCCGGCGACAGGACGGGCGCTGCTGTTGTCGGTTTTTGCCACGGTTACGCTGTCTTCCACGTAGCACAGCTTGCCGACCTGCGATTGTGTGACCGGGTCTGAGGTGCTGTTCACCATCAGAAAATCTTTGCCGCAACGCACCAGAACGGTGACATCGCCATCGCTGCCGGTGCTGTTATCCGCCCAGCCATCAGACACGCCCAGCGTAATCTGTGAGGCCGTGGCACTGGCCGGAACGGCATAACCGGATGCGTTAACGGCCACCATATGACCGCCAAAAATTTCGGTCGCAGCGGCAACCGGCACCGGGTTCAGCTCGCCGTCACGGTAGGGGGTATTGCGATCCATTTACTCATCTCCTGCGTAATAGTCGTTTCCTGCATAACGGGCGATATCTTCTGGATCAGTGCCCATCATGGAACAAATGGCGATATCGACATCGACGTCATCGCCGGTTTTAATCTGCGCCGGGGCCGGTGACGGCGTTTTGGGTGGTTTGCCGCCGGTCTGTGTCTGACTGAGCGCAACAAGTTTCGGTGCGTTCTCCAGCCAGGACTTAAAGCCGTTGATATCGCGACCGGCGTAATCTTTCGCCCAGTCTTCCTGGGCCGGAAGCAGTCGCCCGTCAGACAGTGCCGCCTGAATCAGTGCCCCGGCTTCGGCCTCACCGGACTGTTGCGCCAGTGCGGCATAACGCCCCTGAAGTTCTTCAAAGGCAGCGAGGGAAATGTGTTTTGACGGGTCATAGGCATTGGCTGACAGGCTGGCGATTTGCTCGTCTTTCTGATTCAGCAGGGCCAGCAGACCAACAGAAGCCGCTGCCGTTCCTTTGCCACCAGAGACAGCATCAATAATTTTTTGCAGCTCTGCGCATACTTCCTCTGCGGTTGAGGTTTCCGGCAGCGTCAGCAGCCAGCGTAACTGCGCGAGTAAATTTGCTAATTGTTCCGGGTTCACGGTTTTGGTCTCCGTTTCAGTTGACAGACTCGCCAGACGGCTGGCCGCAGCCAGCATGACCGCGTCCATACCGTCGAGCGCAGGGGTATTGGTCAGCGCAGCGTGTAACAGCTCCAGCACTTCGCCGCGCTTGTTGTAGGCAAAAACAGGGGAAATAAACTTGTACTCACCGGCGGCAATCATGGCCGCCGCGTTCTCCGTCCACTCCACACCGGTGGCATACAGGCCCGCGCCTTCTCGCCATTCCACCTGGCTGAACCAGCCCGCCGCCGGGGCGGGCTTGCCGTTGTTTACGGCGCGCAGCGTCTGATGTTCGTAATCAATGACAAAAGGCGTGGTACGGGCTGCCACCTGCGCGACAAGCTGCGCGGCCAGTTCAGCGGTCAGCACCCATTTACCGCTTTCGACTTCATCGGTATGTGGGCGACCATCCACCGCGCTGAACTCGCCCGCCGGAAACAGCTGGATTTCGCTGTGGGTTGCTTTAGTAATTTCGAGGCTTAATGCCGCAATGTTCAGTTTCATACGCGGCATGATGACGGAAGGGGAACACGGGGTACTGTGGAGGGTGTTCAGCACCCTGCCATAACGCGAAAGGATAAAAGGGGAAATAAAACCGTTTTTAAAACCCTTTTAAAAACGATTCTGGCGGTATTTATGGGGTGCGGTGCTGTAATGCTCATCCGTGAGGCGTTTATGTCGTCAGAGTCGATTACAGCGCGTTTGTGGTCATTCAGTCAATCACACGCGCAAAATAGCGGTTTGCGGTGTTCTCCAGCTCGTCGATGTCGTCCTGCACAAGCTGAAGGAAGGGGCGCGCGGGCATGTTGACCGTATACGCTCCGACCGTTGCGCTCTGTACAAAATTACTGTTGCGCTTTTTCACAAAGCGGGTGCTGACGCTGCCGTTTTTGTACTGTTTAAAATACAGGTTCTGCGTCCGTGCCTGATGGCGGATTTCGCCGCCTTCGTTGTGGATACGGGCGTAACGGACGTTTGTCCCGACCGTGGCCTCGTTATTGTTAACCGCAGAGCGGATACTGGCAGCCAGTCGCCCGGACTTCTGAAGGATTTGCCCGGGGCCGCGTCGCTTCGCATAAGCCGGACTCCAGCCCATCCATTTCGGGCGACCCTGTTGTTCAAAGTTAGTCTCAACCGCATCCAGCATGGAACCCGCAAGCGCCGTCATCAGGTCGCGCCGGTCCTTCACGGAACGAATCAGTTTCCCCAGCGTGGTGTTATACGCGCTTAAATCAATCTTAATATCCAGTTTACCGCTGCTCATGATGCCTCCGGTGTGTCCTGCATAACCCAGTCTGTCAGCACGTCATCCTCAACCGTCACCACCGACCAGCGGTCGCCCGACTGTAACGCATACCGCCACGCGTTGCCGTCCTGCGTGACATGCTCCGCCCGTTCGATAGTCTGCTGCATCAGCACATAGTCGGCGGCGGTCGGGGGCGCGTCTGCTGCACTGAGGCGCTTCATAACGTCAGCCGTAAGGTTTACCGTCTGCCGTGCAGCGCCCGTGGCGGCGACCTGTTCTGGTGAACGGATGGCCAGCGGATATCGCTGGCGCGCATCCAGTTCGCTGACGTTCGCCAGTCCCCGGGCAAAATCCGGCCCGGTCAGGGTGCCGGTAACATACTGGCGGGCGCTGCGGTAATCGTATTTTTCCAGTTCCGGCTGCCATGCCACTTTGCCGGGGTTAAAACCGAAGCCCGGGTCGGCGGTATACACGGAGCCGTCCGGCATCTTCAGCCCCATTGTTCTGATGGTCTGGCCCGGCTGACCATATTCCTGTTCAACCTCAACCAGTCGCCCATCGCTGCTCTGCACCGTCAGGCCATATTTCTCCACATCAGACGCCGAACGCGCCCGGATACGGCAGCGGCATCCGTACCCGTCCGGCGCGTAGAAATACTCCCAGACCGGGTCATCCGCCCGGGCGGTAAAACCGTTCATGGCGGCGTGTTTCGGGCGGGTGTGAAGGTCCATCACCGCCACGCGCTCAAAATAAGGCCGGTCGGCCACGTTCGCCATCTGCTGCTGATAGCGTCCGGCGTTGTAGGACGACTGAATGTTGGTATCAAATATCGTGCGCAACCGGCGCGGCGTCAGCTGCCTGCCGTGCAGTTCGCCGGTGTCCTCGTCCACAATCAGCCGTTTACCCAGCCAGCCTTTTTTCTCCAGTAACGGCTCCAGTTGTGCAGCAAACTCCCGGAACGTCCCGCCGTCAGCCAGTGCCGCCGTCAGGCCGTCACGGATATCCTTCAGCACATCCAGTTTCAGCACACCCGCCACCGTGAACGCCCGGGCGTGTGCGATGTCCTTCACATCGTGCCAGCGGAAGCCGATAACGTATCCCTTGCTTTCGAAATACGTAATCGCTTCTTCCGGTTTCAGGGTGTACGCATACCCCAGGTCAACATCGTCAGCTGTCGGCATTCAGTCGCCCCCAGATATCCGCCACAAAGAATGCCTGTGTCAGCAACTGCCGCAGCGTGTCATCCGGCAGTTCCGGCCACGCTTCCGCCAGTACGTTCATGGCCTCGTCCGCATCCCGGCCTTCCTGTATGGCCTGCACCAGTGGGGCCACCAGTTCGTTCATCCCCTGCGCGATGGCCTCTGCCGGAAGCTCTGCCCGGTCGATGGCGCGCTGTGCCGGGTCGTCCTCCCCGTTGTCCTGCTGACTGAGTGCGACAACATTCAGCCGCTCACGCAGCTGGCTGAGGCCCGCCTGCACAGGGAGACGCTGTGCCACCGGCACCAGCACCTCTTCGCCGTCTTTCGGGGTGGGGATGCCGGTTTTTTTGCGCACCCACGACGCCGGAATATCCTTCATTCCCACACTGTTGAGCAACACGTTGACGGCTTCTGCCACACCCTTAATGTCGGCTTCCTGCTGCACATCAAACACCAGTCGCGGAAGACGGCGTGGCGGGACATCCTGCCAGCCGTTCAGGCTGGCCATCATCTGTATCAGGCTGCTGAACATGCCGGACAGCTGGCGAGCATCGGCGGCCAGAATGTCGTGCCGGACCTCGTTATGCACATTACCCAGCGCGTTGGTGGAGGTTTTACCGTCAGCCTGGCTGGTCAGCGTACTGCCCAGAATCACTTTTGAGGTGGTGCGCTCCGCCCATTCCACCATCGACATGAACGCCTCCGGCCCGCCGGACGCGGCTTCCTTGAACTCGATTTCATTACCCTGCGGCAGGGCTGCCACCGCTTCATGGCCCAGATTAACCAGGGCTTCGAGAATGTTGTCCCGGTCCTCGTCACTGGTGCCCTGTGCATAGTAGGCAATGCGCGCCGGAAGGCCGTAAATCTCCAGAAATTCCGCCATATCACGCAGCGCAAAGTTTTTAAACAGATACGGCCAGACCAGTACGCGGAACAGGCCGGATGAACCCAGGAACCCCGACCGGGCGTTGTAACGGTGAACCAGCCAGCCGAACGGCCACAATGCGGAACCGTCCTTACCGTCTTCCCCACGGTTGCCGTCATCCAGCCGGAGTTCGTCATTGTGTTCCGGCAGAGTTATGAACCAGTTATGCGGGCGCAGCGTCACCGCATCCGGTAACCACGTTTTATCCACGAACGCCCAGCTGATTTCCTGACAGCTGAAGCCGTAACCGACACTGCTCATCCCGTTGAGGATGATGTCCTCCATGTCCGGGATACCGTGCAGCCATTCATCCACGGCGGCGGCCAGCTCCTTTTCTGCCTTCGAGGCATTGCGGGGCGGCTCCACCGACCAGTCCAGCGTCAGCAAGGCTTTTTTGCGCTTTTCCATCTCGGCGAACAGATGGCCATCACGTTCTTCCATATCCGCAAACAGCATCGCCTGCGCCGGAAGATAACCGCGTTCGGCAGCTTCCAGAATGCGTGGCAGTTTTCTGATGTTCAGACCACGGGACGGGTGGTCGGGATAAATGCGCAGCCGTTCCGCCACTCGGACCGACTGCGTGGTTTTGAGTGCCTCACGTTTCAGCGGGCGTCCGTAAATATCAACAAGCTGTGCCATTACCATCCTCCTGAACCAAAACGCCCGCCACGGTCACGCCCGGTGCTGCGTGGGGTGTGAATCTGAAATTTTGCGCTACGCGAAACCGCCAGCGTCCACAGCATGTGCAAACAGTCCGGGCCATCATCGTGGTCAGCTTTGGGGTAGTGGCGCAGCTGGTCAATCAGTGTCTGATGTGTGTGACTGATACGAATCAGGCCGTTGGCCATATGCGGCTGAAGGGACTCAATGCGCAGCGCCTTATCCTCCAGCGGGATGACCGGCAGCGCCGGAACCGGCACGCCCAGCGCCGCCGAACGCTCAACCAGCACGGTACGCAGAAACTCCTGAAACTGGACGGACTCAAACGACCAGCACAGGCAGTGATATTCCCGCTGATACTTAATCACGTCTTCGATAAGTTTATTCGGCAGACGTCGGCGGATATCGGCTTCAACCACATCCAGAATGCCGGTAAAGCGGTTAAAGCCCCCCACGAGAATGGCCGACGGGTCACGGTTTTTATTCTTCTTCCCGAGACTGGGGTCAACAGCACCATAAAACACCCATTCATCAAGACGGTTAACCCAGAATTTAATGCAGCCCGCAAACAGCGCATCTTCACCGCTGACCGGGTCGTTCTGGTATTCAGAATCAAAGGTGTCGTGACCATCACGGACACGGATTTTCATCAGCGCCAGCAGGGGACGCGCCGCCCATGACACCACCGACCCGGCGAGCATCTCAGCCTCGTTCTGTCGGTAAAGTGCCTCCGCCGCTTCCGGCTGTTTATTGCGGATGAGTTCTTCCCACTCGTCCCACAGCTTCATGTTGGCAGGCCACTGAATAACAGCCTTAAAGCGGGCTGTTTTCCACATCGGGTTATTGAGTGTGCGCGACAGCACGGAGTCGTAATGCAGGATGGTTCCGATATAAATAATATCGGTTTTACCGCCAGCCTCGCCCAGCGGCATCACGGTTTTGGTAAGCCAGTCATGCAGCTTGTCGCGCTGCTCCGGGTTACGCACCATCTCGTCGTTCTCGATGTCGTCGAGGATGACCAGGTCAGGACGGTACGGACCGTGGCGCAGACCACGCAGTTTTTTACCACTACCGGCAACGGTCACCTTGATATTGTTGGCCGTGACGATGGTCCCCATACGCCAGACACGCCCCTGTCCGCACACTTCCGGGAAATCGTTTTTTAAACGGGGGTTAAATTCCAGTTCAGCCTTGATGGCTTCCAGCATCGGATAAGCCTGGTCGATACTGTCCATAATGATGACCGGGTAATGCTTAATGGCCCGGATAATGTTCCACAGGGTAAACAGCTGCGTCACCAGCGTGGATTTTGCTTCACCACGGGGGGCGGCGATGGCGTCGTTCTCCGGGTCCGGGCTTGCCACAACCTGTGGCAGACGGCTGAACAGGTATTTATGCAGCTCACTTTTTGCCGGGTTGCGGACGTAATGCGGGAAATAGTTTTCGACAAAATAATCGTAGCCCGTCACCGGGTCACAGACTGCCGCCCGGCGGGCCTGTGTGGCCTGCGGGTTAACATCGAACCCCAGACATTCAGCCTCGATGGTCTGGCGGAGGTTGGCGATGTACTCCTGCAGGCTTCTCTGAAACTCTTTAATGGAAAGTTTACGTTTTGCCACGTCACACCTGCGCTGCTTCTGCCTGCGCTTTTTCGAGACGTGCGCAGGCGATATCAAAATACTGGTTAGTCATTTCAATGCCGGTAAACCGTCCGCCACGGGCAAGTACAGGGATGGCGGTGGTGCCGCTTCCCATAAACGGATCGAGAACGTGCGCATCCGGTGCCAGCGGTTTAACCAGCTCGGCCATCAGCTGAACCGGCTTTGCGGTCATGTGAAGTTTTTCGGACGGGACAACACGCTGCGTAATCACACCCGGGAACGGGCCACCGTGCGGGCATTTGTCGAGTTTTCCGTTACTGCCCCAGACCACATACTCGGCCTGATGCCGGAAATAGCCGGTGTGTGGCGCACGGGAAGCAAGCGTTTTATCCCAGACAACCAGACCGCGCCACAGCACACCACCGGCCTGAAATGCATCGGTAAGCGCCGGTAGTTGTCGCCAGTCACTGAACACCATGAAATAACCGCCGGGATTCAGCCTGTGCAATGCATGAGAAATCCACATGGAACACCAGAACGCCCAGCTGCGCTGGTCGCGGTTATCGCCGGTGAACTCGGCATACTGAGTGTGACCGACATACTTGTCCGAAGGGGCCATGCTGCGGTCTGATTTGTGTGTGCCACCACTGCTGTAAGGCGGGTCGGTAATGACGGCATCAAAACGTTCAGATAACGCTGGCAGCACATCAAGAACATCACCGCAATACAACGTTGCGTTACCAATAATCTGTTTTTGCATTACAAATCCCGAATATCAGACGGCCCGGAAAACCGGGCCGCTGTGGTTAACTGAAATTATCCTCAAGCTCTTTAGCGAAGCCTTCGAGCACCTCAAGAAACGGGGCATACTGTGCCGGGTGACGCTCCTTGATGAACGCGCCGAGCCGCTGCACCACTTCCAGTGCCGTGGCCAGCCGGTCGGTTTCCGGCAGGATTTTTTTGCTACTGGCCACCGCCTTACTGAGGCTGTCGGACAGACTCGCCAGCAGTTCGACGGACTCCTGCGGCGGGATGTCCGGGTTCTGGTTCAGCCGTTCAAGTGTCGTCTGACACTTCACCACCAGACTGATAAGCACGGTGCGGGCGACACTTTCCAGCCCGTCACCGGCGAGCGCGTGCGCGGCCCGCAGCTTGTCCCAGTCGTCGCCGTTCTTCATCGCCTGCGTTTTCCAGCGCCGCGCGGTGTCGTGCGGCACGGCGTACTTCATGGCGACGATATCCAGCGGAAGCTGGTCAAAGATGTACCCGTTACGGACTTTGTCCCTGATATCCTGTGACCACGCCATTAAGTGTCCTTCTGAGCCTGTTCAATCCTGCGCTGAACTTCGTCGGGATTTTCAAGAACAAACACGTTTTTCCCGGTATCCAGTTCAATGACAGTGCCATCATGTGTACCGTACTGGCGGTAAAAATGGGTGATGCGTTCAGCAAGCACCATGACAGCGCCAGCACCTCCTGAACCTCTGTATTCTGTAAATCTGATAATGCTCACTGTGTCAGACCTTCGAAAAATCAGTTCTGCGAACACTGCCGGATACCGTCAATAATCCGGCAGACCTGCGCCGCCGCGTCAAACAGCTGGCCCGCTCTGTTAATGTCTGTGCATCCCACCGGAAGCAACATCACCAGAAACAGGGCCAGAACACAGCGCGCGGCTTTACGTGGCGTTCTGTGGGTCCAGTGACTTCTGTTCATAACCCGTCCCGCATCAGCGTTTTAACTGGAAATGAGGCCCATCTTTCAGCGTTTTCCAGTCTCCGCCCCATTCGATGGCGACACCCAGCTCTGCGGCAGCCTGTTTAAAGGCACGGGCGATTTTTTCGTATAACGGCCAGTCCCATGAAATGGTGCTACCAACGTAAGCCACGACATCAACGGCATCGCCAGTAAGGTGACGGCTGTTCATGGTCTGGCTCTTGCCTTCAGCGACAAGTTGTTTCTGACGTTCTTTCGTGCGTAAACCTTCGGTAATACCAAAATCGACGTCCGACAACGCCAGCGCACGGCGTACAACCGCCACCAGTTGTGGCTTTACGCCAGCCAGATTTTTCTCGCTACGTTGACTGAAACGGAATTTTCCCGACATATTTACCTCCGCAGTAACGAAAGGATTTTTGACAAATTCCCGTGCGCCCACACGATAAGCGCACAGAAAACCAGATTCAGCGCCACAACCAGCCAGCTGGAGTGCGTGTATGTACCGGACAGCCAGCGGAACGGGATGATGATGTAACCGAGCATCAGCCAGTACGCCAGCCAGGTAATCATCGGTTTATGCGCCGCACCGTGGCGGCGATACACAAACAACCCCAGCACAATGGCGAGACACAACCAGACATTCACAATACCGGCAAGGCTACTTTCCATTTTCTCCCCCTCCACCGCACAACTTTGATACGAGGTTGAACAGTTTTGAGAACATACCGAGCAGGACTTTGATTTCCTGCTGATAAAAAAAGGTCAGTATCTTGATGGATAACGCCGAGACACCGACCGCACACAATGCATCAAGCGGTTTGTCGTTGTAATGGGTCAGCCACTGCATCAGTGACGCAGCCACGCCAGCCCCCAGAACGCCAACCACAAACGCGACGAGCAGGTGAATAGCCATTCGCCATACCGGGATTTCTTTCTGCTGCGTGACAACAAAAAGCGCCCCGGCAAACGCGCCCACCACGACCCCGAAATCGGTATTGGTGAGAAGACCAAACACACTGGCACCACCGATGGTGACTGCCACAGCCCCGCCGCCTGATAAGGGTTCAGACATGAGTTTCTCCTGTAAATCTGAGCCACTGACGGCCCGTAAATAACACCCTGTCAAAGGCACAAAAGCCTTTTGCAGGGCGCTATCCCTTAAGGTGCCTTGTGGTCTGAGTGGACAGGGTAAACGGTCTGGTGTGGTGGGTACTGCTGGGGGTGTTCAGCACCCCCAGCAGGTTGATTATCTGGATGGATTAAAGGGAAGCGAGTTTTAATGGTGGCTTATAACATGCCCGCGCCAGCAGGTTAGCTCTTTCCACGGCATTACGCATTTCCCGTTCTGCGTCAATCATTCTGTTTACGGCTGACAGCACTTCATCATGATTCGTTACTGATTCCGGGCTTTGGGCCTGTTTCGCCAGGTAACTGGATAAATTGCACATTTCAGCATGTCGGCGACGGGCTGCATCCCGGGCCTTGTCTGAAAATGCGGTATATTCACCGAGTACTGCATAGTCGATATCGGTGTCAGAACGCATCATTTCGTGTCTCCTTTTTTCTGAGGCCCATTAATCAAAAAGCCCCACCTGGGTGGGGCTTTTCAGCGAAGTCTGTTTTTGTCGTCGGTGTATCAGCTGCCATGCGTACCGATCTGAAATCCCGTAGCGGGGACAGAGCAGTGCCAGCGCCTGCCGGTGTGAGAATCCGTCCCTGATATGCCGCTGTAAATCAGCCATAAAACGGGTGTTACGCAGGGCACGTAACGCATGATCGCAACGGGGAATGTAAAACGGAGCACCGCCAAGAAAGCGGATCAGTTTGTTGATTTCGTCTTCGGTCAGCACATCATGTAACAGGGCATGGACGCCGCCGGTGCGTTCAGCGTGTGCGCCGGTTTTACCGCTTAACGTCACGCCACCAAAAGAACGAATCAACCGGGTCAGGGCGGGGAAGCCAATCACGCTAATCAGTTGCTGCACGGAGTCGGGCAGCAGTGCCTGCGCATCGCGAAGATCTGTTTCACTGAAGGTCTGCATGATGGCGTCTCCGGTAGTAACTTACTGTTATTATAGCCATACATGATCGCCTGTACAGACCATAAAAAACCTCCGCGCCTGCGAAGGTTTTTGTTCATATTATTTTTTATTCTCGTTTATCAACACCAGGTATCCTCTGACATATTCCCATACTTTCTGGTTATCTGTTGGATGCACTTTTCGGCAATCTATGGCTTCATTTCCATAATCGCCAATGTCAGCTTTGGCTTGTGTCAAGAGAATAACCTTCCTGAGAGCGCATCCTCTGATGATATCCTTTGAAATATCATCCCAGCCATTCATGTATGAATAAGCCAGATTACGTTGTGCCTGATAATCGCCCTGTAATGTTTTTTTGATCAAATCTTCCTCTGAATCAGAAGCATGGGATATCCCTGTAAAACATAAAGCCAGAATAAGTAATAACAGTTTTTTCATTTACGTCTCCTTGAATCTTTAACCAGCGCCACCATCACCCCAAAAAGCTGTTCATCCGTCAGCCATTCGATCACATGTTGCTTATACATGTGAGATGCCAGTCCTTCCGCATACGCCCAGGAACGACCGGCATCAGCCAGCAACGCCTCAATTTTGGATAATACCGATTTTCTGCTCATTGCAACACGGGGGCGGCGACCTTTACCGGCGGGCGCTTTGCGCGGAAATCCCTGTTCGTGCATGTATTCCCGGATGATGCGCAGTTCATCGAGATTGCAGCGTGTGGTGCTGGTTTTACCGGTCAGACGGGCCAGCGTCTGGCGATAAAGGGCATCATCCCACCCCAGATACGCCTGACCGGCTTTAATGGCTCCGATCATCTTTTTCAGCATGTTTGTTATCCTCAAAACGCACGGTAAAACGTGAAACGCCAATCCCCGACAGGAACGCGGCGGCACGGTCAAGAGACAGCCACGTCTTGTAATCGCCACGGCGTTCCTGTAGAAAATAGGACACCCCGGCGCGGCGATTCACAGCGAAGAGGTGATACACACCACCGAACCGCTGCACGACGAACTCATCCACGCCACCGCTTTCAGCCTGTTGCCTGAAAGCTGCCATTCCGACTTGTTCAATCTTCATAATGACCAAAACACTACTTTTGGCAGACCAAAACATATGTTTTGGTCTGCGCTTGATTGTTATTTGCTCAATGTGGTGAATTATTTATCACCATCACCGAGCGTCACTTCATGACAGGATGGCGTGCCATTTTTCCCCGCAGAGCAATAAATAAACTTATCCCCGCTGGTCACGGTGGCGCTTCCATCATCACAATGCGTAATGGTTTTGATGAAATTTCTCCTTACCACGCAATGCCCACTTTCCGCATCATCAGAAGCCTTGTTAGTTGTTACACAAAGCGCAATACCCGTAACAATCAGAGCGATAATAAAAATGTCAACCCATCTCATCTTTTCACCCCGCGTAATCAGGTCCGTGTTCCCATCTGGCATCGAGTATTTCCGTTCCATCTGTCCGGCATGGGTTATCAAGTGCCATTTTTCCGCACTCTCCATACTCGACATCGACAAAATCAGCAATATCATTGTCCGTTGCGTTATCAGGAACGTCGATTTCAACCGTTACAGTGATAGTTTTCATCGTGTTGTCCCTCTGTGATTTTTCCAGCGGTTTTGGGCTGCGCTTCTGTTTCGCCAGACACCGTAAAAACGAATAGATGACCACTCCCTAAAACCAAGATATCTATAGCGAACAACAAGCCGATTTGAGATACGGATAAGCTGCCCGGTTTTTGCTATCAGCAGTCTTGCCTTACGGTTTTTCATCATTTTGCTCTCCTGCGTTTCTTTGCTTCGCGTCGTGCAGCTGCAATACCGGTATGGCGCTTTGGTGCCGGGATGATGCTGTCAGCCATAAGGGTATGCGGCTTTGCAATTAGCGCAGAAGCCCAAAAACGAGTCGGGTACGGTAATAAACCGATAAACGCGGCACGCATTACGCACCTCCTTTGGCGTCAATATTTACAGCCTGGCAAGCCTCGTTGAGCACCCAGTCAACCGCGTCTTTCCATGCTCCGGTTTCGACTAGCGGATTCTCACACTTTACCTGTTCATAGAAACGCACTGCTTTAACTAGTCCTTCCGGTACTACCGATGCTGGCGGGGCAGCATAAAGCTCATGCATTCCATCAGGTAGCGAGTGACCTACATACTCACTGAACCCATCAACACGCATGTATCCATCTTCAACAATGAATGACGCTACTGGCAAAGCTACCTCCCGTGCCTCCAGTTCTTCTGCCCACTCCCGAAGCCCTTCAATCTCACCATTACGAGCTATCAGATCGCGACACAGTCTTTCGTTTTCATCCAGCAACGCCTGCACAACCTCCGGCGTAGCAGCAGCATGAAAAGCCTGTAGGTTCTGCCACGTCGTATCCCCCTTCGCGGCCACTGCCACCTCACGCAGTGCCTGATAGTTAATCTCACTCACTGGTTGCCTCCTTTTTCCATATTCGGGTGCTTTTGCCAGTACCGCACACGGTTCTATCTGATTGCCATTAATTCGACACTTTAATTCACTCACTTCAATTCCTCCCGACGACGTACCTGAAGTTCCAGCATTGCGGCCCGGAAATCCTGCCACCATTCCTCATCGGCAACGGGAGTGTTCCGCTCCAGCACCTTGTCCGCATCGGCAATCAGTCTGGTCAGGCTCTTATCGCTTATTCTGGTTTGCTGGTTCACTGCGCCGCCTCCTGTTTTGCCACTTTAAACGCCCGTAACATCGGGACAGTCTTGCCGGTGATAACAGTTCTCATTAAAAGACCGCCACCGCTCTCATGGTGCACTTCAGGGGCTACAAACAGCGCCGCATCTACAACCCGGCAATAGCGACGGAACTCCCAGAACCAGCAGGTGACAATGATTTTTGCGGTAACCCCATAGTCATAAAATTCAATATTCATTTGCAGTTAAACCTTCTTTTGTGACGTTCTACGGCGGCTTTCATGGCGTTGTGCACGGTTCTTTTAATAATCCGGCGTCCCACACTGTCATAGAACCGCCACCGGGAATCCCCCGGATATTTAAGGAACTCAACCGCCGCGCTACCGTCATTCATCCTGTATTCGTGGCGTTCTCCGGGCGGCTGGTATATTGCTTCGGTAACACTGAGAAGTTTAAAAGCCATCGTTACACCCTCCCCAATGCCAGTGGTCTGTTGCTCTGACCATTAACCCCCTGATGCAGCCTGGCGTTTTTCCCGGCGATAAAACCGGCAGTAGCGGCAAACTCTGCACCCCGGCACGCTTTAGCTGTGCGCATATCCCCGTCGCGCAGCCCTTTCGTGCTGTGCAGGTTCTTTCTGTAAAGCTCAAGGCGACTTTTTTCTTCCGGGGAGACGTCATACACCGCAATGACATCACGGACACCAAAGACCCAGCCTTCGCAGAACTGGTCGCCACGGGCTACCCGCGTGGACGGGCCGCAACGTTTGCAGTGTTTATCCTGATATTTTTTACGTTCAGCCATCATCTGACGGGAAAGCACATCAAACGCGTATGCCGCAATTTCCGGGCGGCTGTCAGGACCATAAAAACGAACGTAACGTTTGAGTGAACCAGAAGCCCGGTATTCACCTGAGATGTAACACTCGACACCGAAGGCTTTACATACCAGGTCACACAGGATGTGCATATAACGCGGCGGCGTACTGGCATCACTCGGCGCACCCGCGCTGGCAGCTTCCTGAATGTCGAACAATTCCGCGTCGTTTTCGCTGATACCATGCTGGCGCATATAAGCCTGGGCTTTTGCAATAGCGTTAGCGGCTTCTTCCGGGCTTGATGTTCCTCTGGCAAGGCGTAACAGTTTTTTGATTTTGGCAATGTATTTGCTTTTATTTTCCATAATGAATCCCTCAGATTCAGGCGTAAGCCAGCCCCGGCGGGTTTACGCCTGTTTTAAATAACAATTAAAAACAAATTAAATTAATGCGCTGCTTTCAGTGTTTCGACTTTTACGAAATAAGGCTCGACATTAATTTCAACCACACAACCACATTTAAAATCTCTGGCCGGTGCAACAGTTTTTACCACCCGACCACCACGCACCGCCTGATGTGCAATGTGCATGAAACGAGTACCAGGCGGATATAACTGATTAAAGCGTTTCGCGTTCATGAATCGGCTTCCATCCTTTCTGGTGAGCATTGGCACAGAACTGTGCCCGGTGTTCTGCCCAGATGCGGCGCAGGGTGCTACACGGGCTTTGCGCTGCCTTACGCCACAGCTTTTCAGCCTCGGCATAATCGCCGCGTTGTTCTGCTCTGGACGCGCCCAGCGAATACGCCGCGCAACTATTTCTGGCTCTGTACTCTTTGATATCCTGATGCATGTTAAACCCCTGCAATATCAAGCGGGATTGCGCGGTATTCATCAGAATCACCGACGCGCTCATACACGCGGATATAGCTTCTGCTACCAACCACCTGGACGGCTTCACCAATCAGTTTCATGGCGTTATCCCAGCGTTCCTCCGTAATATCGAGACGACGCAGAGCCAGAACGCGACCGGTGTTGATGTTGCCTTCCTTGTCCGTGCTGAATGCCTCACTGATGATGGCCTTAATTTCAGGGCGTGCGCCTTCCGTCCAGTCAGCCAGACAGTCATCAATCAGCGCCTTCGCGGTCTGAATGCGTTCATCAAGCGCGATACGGTCCTGCATGGCGCGCTGAATCTTGTAACGCCCGTCAAAGCTGTAAAGCGTGATATTCCCTTTTTTACCGCCTTTCACAGCGCCGTATTTCTCCGCCGACAGGTCAATAAACGCCTGAATATCACCAAACGCACGCAGTTTCAGTTCACGCAGTGAGGCGGAGGCAGCAATCACCATCTCCACCAGCTCACCGACCAGCTGCTCGCGGTCGCGGTCAATATCTTTGATAAGGCTTTCAGGTGTCATTACGCCACGGGCATCCACCCAGTAACCTTCAGGTGCCTGAGTTTTCGTGTATTGCTTAACTTTATTTTCAGTCGTCATAATTAAATTACCTCAGTGATATTTACAGATTAATTTGTGTTATGTGCGCAGGGCGCAGCGTTTTCAGAAAAAATATTCACGCCGTTGTAGTCATTTCTCAGTGCTTCCTTGATAACATCATGTAATCCTGTTGCCACCTGAAACTCCCTTTCAGAAGCGCCATCCTTCAAATAACTTCCTGTAATCTGGGTTAAAACCCTGCCTTTTTCATTGGTATAGATAATTACTTCTAACTTAACCGCCATGTTTTTCTCCTTTGAAATCAAACGATTTAAAAATAATTTCGTTCATAAAACAGTGAGTTTTTATGATAATGTCGGAAACCTGCTCTCCCGTGACATCAGGCGGCAACTGATACGTCGCGACAGCTTTCTCCGGTTTACCAGGCCTGTCCAGGCTGAAGGTTAACTCAAGCTCTAATGACATTTTCAGTTCCTCGTTTTACTGCCATACGACGGTGCAGCCGTCGATACAGGACGTTTTCACCACGCGGCGCAGGCCGCTGAATGTCTGGATGATTTCCGTTACCGGCCATACAGGACCACCCACGGGCGGGCAGGCATAAACCACAGGTAAACGGTGATGCTGCCCCGTTACACGACCGCCAGTGGTGTGGATGGCCACACGGGCACGGGAACGGACGGCGTTAATGGTCTGCTTGTCCATCGTCTTGTTCTCCATCAGTGAATTAACATTTCTGCGAATTTATCAATGGCCTGCACACTGACCGGTGCATCGCTGATATCACAAATCCGGTACACACCGCGCGCCAGTTTGAAGAGGCGGCGGGCATTACCCAGCGAGCGTACGTAAAGCGCCTCGCTGATTTCCGGTTCTGCTGCTTCCGGCATCAGCCCGGTGGCTATCTGGTTAAAATCTTCCTGCGCCAGCGTATCGCCCAGGTTAAGCGCCAGCGCCACACGGCTGTATAACTGGGCGAACTCACCGCGACGTCCCTTGAGGTTAATCAGAAGGCGTGGCATACCCGCCAGGACAATCCCGATACCCGCTTTGTCATGCAGACGGCGCAGAACCTCCAGTGCGCGATAGGGGAGCAGTTCAGCCTCGTCCACCATCAGCAGGCGACCGGAATCACGCAGTTCTCGCACACATGCATCAATCAGTTCGTGGATATTGCCGCGAACTTTTACCCCCAGCTGGCGGCACAGCTCCTCAAGCAGTGTTCTGGCTGTATAGCCCGGGTCGGCTTCAATCAGGACCGCATCCCGGTTTCTGGCGGCGTATTCACGCAGAATCATTGTTTTGCCAAGACCTGCCGCGCCATACAGTACGCAGATTTCACATTCCAGGTGAGCATAGGCCAACACCTCCAGTCCTTTGGCAGCCATACCGGTGGCAACAAATTTCGCTTTAATACGGCGGCTGTTTTCCTTTTCCCGCTCACGGGTCACAAAGGCGAAAATGCGTTCTTCAATATCAGCCATATCGCCCTGATATTTACCCTGTAAATACTGGTTGATAACGGCGCTGCTACGACCAATAGCACGGGCGACGTGGGTTTGCGTATAGCCGCGACGGGCCATTACGTCATTTAATTGCGTAATTAAACTCATAATTAAATACCTTTTAAATTAACGGTTGTTTGTGCCGTTTTTCTTTAAATTGCGTTCGCGTTCAGATGCGAATAAATAAAGTTCTTCTTTTTCCTTTTTCTCCGGGCGCTCCAGTCCATATCCCAGATTAAAGTCAGGCTTCTGCGTAATGGCCGGGGTAAGCTCGCGTTTAGCTTCTTCGATTTTCTGCGTGGCCCGTGCAATGCGGCCCCTGACGCGTTTCTCCAGTTTTTGCTCGATAACTGGTTTAGCGAAGGCATCAACCTTGTTACCGTTCCAGATGGCATCGCAGATATAAGAGCCATCAGCCCGCCGGACAATGACGCTGTTTGCATCATGAATATCGTAACTGACCCTGACTTCATTCCCGTGCTCTGCGGCCAGCTCATATGAGTAATAAATATTGTTGAATAACTGAATTTCCCCGCGAAATGTTTTGCGCGTCACTTCCGGTCTGAACATTTCATGCAGTTCTTCCGGCGACAGCATGTCGATTTCAGCCTTTTGCTCTTTTATCAGTTTCCGGCGATACGCTGCCGGGCTGTAATATTCGCCATCCTCTTTGCGAGGAAGGCTGCTGTGTGGCCGGTTGTTATAGCGTCTGACCTCCAGCTCTATGGCTGCCATCAGTTGCTCAAAGGTAGGGATTTCATCCCTCGCCTTAACCTGCCGTTTTGTCAGCTCTTTCCCTTTGTGGGTGGCCTTAATGGCTGACTGCATAATCCGTTGCTGCATCATTACGGTTTCCTTGTCTGCATCCCTTGCGCAGTACGTCTGGAAACTCAGAGCCACGTCTTTGGGTATTCCTTTGTTTGCCCGTTCAATCACCCCGCGCCCCTGCGGGTTACCTGGTATCCCCGTGTGATGTTCCACACCCAGACGGGGCAGAATCCCGGTAATATCGGCATCAAGCACCCGGTTTTTTTCGCCGCCCCCGTTATCGGAGTAATAAATCAGCGGTATCCCGTGCTGTGCCATGCCGTAACGCAACGCATCAGCAACAGCTATCACGTTCTCCGACAGGGACAGTGACCAGCCCACAACAAAGCGTTGCCCCGCATCCATAACCAGCGTCACTTCTGGCCGGAAAATATTGCCGGTCAGGGGGTTAAACGCGGTCATTTTCATACAGTGACCATCCCCGACCCATACCGCATTAACCGGTAATGATGTCCAGTCGCGCCGCACAAAGGGATTGAGCGAACGCCAGGCTGAACCGGTGGAGCGGAAACGCTCTTTAACAATCACCGGGACGCTGCTTAACACCCGTCTTACTGCGTGAACTGAAGGCAGTGCCGCCAGCATTCCCGCATCATTCGCGTGTTTTTCATGCCACCAGGCTGAAAACTCACGATACGCATATTCAACAGTCGGGCGCTTCCATGAGCGATAGAACATAAAGAAATCGCTCAACCACCAGACCTGCTCCCACGGTGTTCCCTTATGATGACCGGGAGCCAGTAACGCCAGTAACTGATTGGCATCACCGCGCGCCATCACCCAGCTGGAGTACCAGCTATCCAGGCTGCCGGTGCTGACACCGGTTCGCTTTCCCTGACGTGCATTTGCAGTATTCGCTGCTTCGATAATGCGGTCAGGTAACGCCCCCATGCGCACACCATCAACGATGTGCTTTAAAGCGGCCTTCCTGGTCATTCCGGCATACTCGCGCAGCTTATGCACTTCAGTAGCCAGCAATATCCGCGCATCAGCGATGGCCTTTTGCTTGTCGGTCAGTGACTGGACTTCGCGTAATGCCAGCTCCGGGCATTTGACCATCACCTCCAGTTCATCGCGAACGGCGACGTTTTTAACTGCTTTCTGCTCAACTACGGCGGGCAGTTGTGCATCTTCCAGGACCTGATGAGTCAGGCGCTTACGTAAAACTTTCTGCGCTTCAGCGGGCAGGCAGTCGATGTGATACTCGAATGCTTTGGTGCCTTCGCGCTTGCGCTTCCATTCTGGGTGCGTCTCTGTGATCCGATTGAGCGTCCAGCGCACCCCCTGAACTGTACCGGGCAAACCAGGAAGACCGGCCAGCTCATTGGCTGAATAAAACATTACGCCGCCTTACTGGCATACCGGCTTGGCCAGATCTCCGCAGGTTCCACACCAATAGCATCGGCTATGATGCGTTCATATTTAGGGCATGAGCGATACAGTGCATTTTTTAAAGAGTCTTTTTTTAGACCAGCGCGTTCAGAAAGTTCACGCAATGTAAAACCTTTGGTGTGCACAGCGGCAACGATGTACTCGCGGTGCCAGTCTTTGTTCATTACTTCATTTCTAACCATCATTAGGTTACCCTTAAAAGTTATCCGTGCGGATAACACCGCCGTGTTATCCCTTCGGATATAAGTATTGATCCACAAATAGAAAATTACAAGCTTTCTTTTCTTTCTTTGGTGAAAAGAAAGTCTTTTTGAAGAAAGCACATGTAAATCAACACGTTAGAAGGAAAGAAAATGAGTAAACAAATCGCTGATGATTTTTCCTTTTCTCAGGATAGAAAAGAAAGCATTCAAGACAGAATCAAACAACTGATTGGCACCAGGAGCCTGCGTAAAGCCACCTCAGACTGGGGATTACCGTACTCGACCATAAATAACTACTTTGAAAAAGGCACGACACCTGGCCTAAATGTGGTCGCTACAATAGCAAAATTAGAGAATGTATCACTGGAATGGCTGGTCTACGGTGAGAACAGAAGTGTTCCAATGGTAGAAAAATCAAGGGTGACTACAGAAGACGTTAACCGCCCCGATACAAGTATTGTTGACGAAATACTAAGACGAGCCGCTCCAGAAGATAGAGAGCGTCTTATTGATATGCTTTGTTGTATTGGTATCAAAGGAGTCCTGGAACGCCTACAACAACCCACCAGGCAAGCGAAACAGGCCTACAACGACCTAGACGAACAGGAGAATGCCATCAGAAGCCTGAACATCAGGGAATCGCTAAAAGACGCCATATGTATGGCATTAGATGGTAACGAAGAAATTGACAAAGAGATTTTGCGCCGCATCGAATCTCATATACGAGCTAGGTCGCCAGGTGGTCAGACCGTTGCCACGCCGGAGCAAGAAACGAAGCCTGTAAACAAGAAATCAGCATAAGCGCCTCGTTTTGGCGGGGCGTATGCTGTTAGCTAATCAGCAATAACCACAACAAAACCGAACACAACAGATGAGAACAAATTGAGGAAAACGGGCAAGGATAAAACACTTTTTAAAAGCATTTAAAACCCGTTAAGTTTGTAGCAGAACCAGATCAAAAGCGCCCAGAAAAAAGCGCAAAAAAAAGCGTTTTTGGTCATTTCTCACAAATCCGCCCAGAATCACACTAAATCACCACACCCCGCGCCACACAAGGCTTGCAGGTTCTACCAGGCTGCACGAACTCCGCCCAGAATTGATCACCACCCCACAATCTCGGTGGGAACGCCCATCATGTTGTAGGAAACAGCGGAGAACCAGTCGAGATTGGGGAACATCTTTTTGCTCTCCCACATCACCGTTTCCAGGCGATCGGCAATGTTGTACATCTTCAGCGAGCCGCCTTCCTGCGAGAGCTGCTTCGCCACACGCTTGATCACCTGATGGCGCGGGTCGGCGATGGTATAAACCGGATGGCCAAAACCAATCACCACTTCTTTGTTTTCCACGCGCTTGCGGATATCCGCTTCGGCTTCGTCCGGCGTTTCGTAGCGTTGCTGGATCTCCAGTGACACTTCATTCGCCCCGCCGTGCTTCGGCCCGCGCAGTGCACCAATCGCGCCGATAATGGCTGAATACATATCAGAGCCGGTGCCCGCAATCACCCGGCTGGTAAAGGTGGAGGCGTTAAACTCATGCTCGGCGTACAGCACCAGCGAAATTTGCATCGCCTTTTCCCAACTTTGCGACGGCTTTTCACCATGCAGCAGATGCAGGAAGTGACCGCCGATAGAGTCGTCATCGGTTTCCGGCTGGATGCGTTCGCCGTTGTGGCTGTAGTGATACCAGTAGAGAAGAATCGAACTCAGCGACGCCAACAGTTTGTCGGCAATATCCCGCGCGCCGGAGACGGTGTGCCCCTCTTTTTCCGGCAGCGTGCAGCCGAGCGCGGAAACGCCGGTGCGCATAACATCCATCGGGTGCGACGCCGCAGGTAAAGCCTCCAGCACGGTACGCACGTTAGCCGGTAAACCGCGCAGGGCTTTCAGTTTCGTTTTGTAAGCGGCGAGTTCGTCACGGGTCGGCAGTTTGCCGTGGATCAGCAGATGCGCCACTTCTTCAAATTCGCAATGTTCTGCGAGATCGAGAATATCGTAGCCGCGATAGTGCAGGTCGTTGCCGCTTTTGCCTACGGTACAAAGCGCGGTGTTACCCGCCGGAACGCCAGAAAGTGCCACAGATTTTTTTGGTTTAATGACATGGGTACTGTTTTGCAGGATCGTTGTGTCGCTCATGTTGTCCTCGTCATTGTTATCATTTGTAGGGTCGAGATTGTTGTCGGATGCGACGCCATGCGTCTTATCCGACCTACAGTTCAGTACACCTCGTAGGCCTGATAAGTCGCGTCAGCGGCGCATCAGGCATCGGTTGTCGAATACAACCACCAGACGTTTGTTTATTTCGCCTGGCTACGGGCAAACAGGTCGTCGAGCTTCTCTTCGTACTGGTAGTAGTTGATGCTTTCGTACAACTCGTTACGGGTCTGCATGGTGTCGATCACGCTTTTCTGCGTGCCTTCCTGGCGCAGGATGTTGTAGACATGTTCAGCGGCGCGGTTCATGGCGCGGAATGCTGAAAGCGGGTACAGCGCCATTGCGACATGGGCGCTGCGTAATTCATCGGTGGTGAACAGGGGCGTGGCGCCAAATTCGGTAATGTTGGCGAGGATTGGCACCTGCACCGCATCGGCAAACTGGCGGTACATGGCGAGTTCAGTAATCGCCTCCGGGAACAGCATCTCGGCACCGGCTTCAACATAGGCTCGCGCGCGTTCGATCGCGCCGTCCAGACCTTCCACTGCCAGCGCATCGGTGCGCGCCATGATCACAAAATCAGGATCGGTTTTCGCATCCACCGCCGCGCGGATCCGATCAACCATCTCCTCTTTCGAGACGATCGCTTTGTTCGGACGATGACCGCAGCGTTTCGCGCCGATCTGATCTTCAATATGCAATCCTGCCGCACCGGCTTTAATCATCGATTTCACAGTACGCGCCACGTTAAAGGCCGAAGAGCCAAAGCCGATATCGGCATCAACCAGCAGCGGCAGCGAGCAAACGTCGGTGATACGCCGAATATCGGTCAGCACATCATCAAGGGTAGAAATACCGAGATCGGGTAGCCCCAGCGAACCTGCCGCCACGCCACCACCGGAGAGATAAATCGCCTGATATCCGGCACGCTGCGCCAACAACGCATGGTTGGCGTTAATGGTGCCAACAATTTGCAACGGAGTTTCTTTGGAGAGTGCGGCGCGAAACGCTTTACCTGGAGAGTGTAGAGACATAGCCCATCCTTTGTTATCAACTTGTTATTTTCGTTGATAAACACAAAGCAAGGGCTATGCCACAATTGATAAACTCAAAATAACCAATACATTTCAATTTGTTAACAAAAACACTCTTACTTAATCTGCAAATATGCGTTTCAGTTAACGTTTCAGGCAATGTTTCACCGTGTTTCATTGCAACAATTATGAAACAAGACTAAACCCAATATTCGGTTTCTTAATTCTTTGGGGTGCTATGGCACATCCACCACGGCTGAACGACGATAAACCCATTTTTTGGACGGTATCAGTGACGCGCTTGTTCGAACTGTTTCGCGATATCAGCCTTGAGTTTAATCACCTGGCGAACATAACGCCTATCCAGCTTGGCTTTGAAAAAGCGGTGGCCTACATCCGCAAAAAACTGGCAAGTGAACGCTGCGACGCTATCATCGCCGCTGGCTCTAACGGCGCGTACCTGAAAAGCCGCCTGTCAGTGCCCGTTATTTTGATTAAACCGAGCGGCTTTGATGTGTTACAGGCGCTGGCAAAAGCCGGAAAACTTACCTCATCGATTGGCGTCGTTACTTATCAGGAAACCATTCCGGCACTGGTGGCGTTTCAAAAAACCTTTAATCTGCGTCTCGACCAACGTAGTTACATCACCGAAGAAGACGCACGCGGGCAGATTAACGAGCTAAAAGCTAGCGGCACCGAAGCCGTGGTCGGTGCCGGGCTGATTACCGATCTGGCAGAAGAAGCCGGAATGACCGGAATTTTTATCTATTCCGCTGCCACCGTGCGCCAGGCGTTCAGCGATGCGCTGGATATGACACGCATGTCTCTAAGGCATAACGCCCAGAACACTACCCGCAACGCCCTGCGTACTCGTTACGTTTTGAGCGATATGCTTGGTCAATCGCCACAGATGGAACAAGTGCGGCAAACCATTTTGCTCTATGCCCGATCCAGTGCGGCGGTGCTGATTCAGGGAGAAACGGGAACCGGTAAAGAGCTGGCGGCTCAGGCGATACATCGGGAATACTTTGCCTGTCATGACGCTCGCCACGGTAAAAAATCACATCCGTTTGTTGCCGTTAACTGCGGAGCGATTGCCGAATCATTGCTGGAAGCGGAGCTATTTGGCTATGAGGAAGGGGCATTTACCGGCTCGCGACGCGGAGGTCGCGCCGGGCTGTTCGAAATTGCCCACGGCGGCACGCTGTTTCTTGATGAAATTGGCGAAATGCCGCTGCCTTTGCAGACTCGCCTGCTGCGGGTGCTGGAAGAAAAAGAGGTCACTCGCGTCGGCGGACATCAGCCTGTTCCGGTAAATGTGCGGGTCATCAGCGCCACCCACTGCAATCTGGAAGAGGATATGCAGCAAGGACGTTTTCGCCGTGATCTGTTTTATCGACTGAGTATTTTACGTCTGCAATTGCCGCCACTGCGCGAGCGGGGTGCGGATATTCTGCCGTTGGCGGAAAGCTTTTTAAAAGTGTCTCTGGCGGCGCTCTCCGCCCCATTTTCTGCTGCGTTACGCGAGGGGTTAAATACCTGCCAGGTGGTTTTATTGCACTATGAGTGGCCGGGAAATATTCGTGAACTCCGCAATATGATGGAGCGACTGGCGCTATTTTTAAGTGTGGAACCGACGCCGGATTTAACGCCGCAGTTTTTGCAACGGCTACTGCCGGAATTAGCCCACGAGTCGGCGAAAATTACCGCCTCTCCCTTGCTGACACCCCAACAGGCACTGGAGAAATTTAATGGTGATAAAACAGCAGCGGCGAATTATTTAGGCATCAGCCGAACGACGTTCTGGCGGCGGCTGAAAAATTAAATTGCCGGATGCGGTGTGACCCCCTATCCGGCCTACAAAATCATGAATTTCAATATATTGCATTCACCGATAGACGTGCACATCGGGCATATTTACATGGCTTCAGAATTACTTCTTCTTATAAATATTTGCCGTGCCGTGGATCTTATTGTCAGTCTGACCGGAGGTCAGTACCAACACATCAGCACCTTTTTCATCCGCTTTTTTGATTAAATCTTCTTTTGCATCTGCAGTCGACATTTCATTACTTGTTGAAATATCACCTATTTTTTCATATTGCGATTCAACCTTTTCAAATTCCGCTTTAGTCATCAATTCAGCGGCATAGACGTTTGTGACAACAAAAGCTAACGCACCAACTAAGAGCTTAGTTCCAGTTTTCATAGGTGAACTCCATAATGTGTGATTGGCTAATGCCCTGAAGCTAACAGTCATCATCAGGGTTGATTAATAAGTAGTTCAGCGGTTAGGAAAAATCCACAGGAAAAGAGAATATATTTGTATTGTTCTTAATGCGAACCACTCTTGTCCGACTGGTTAATAACTTTCACTGCAATTATCGCTGGTGTTATTTGAATTATTTTTTATAAAAATCTCAAATTTTCACTCTGCCAGATATTCAATATAAAACTTACGCCACCCACATTATTTTTCTGAACAAAAAAAACAAAACAATCTATTGAGTTGATTTTTATAAGCATTATTTGCTGGTGATGCTGCCAACTTACTGATTTAGTGTATGATGGTGTTTTTGAGGTGCTCCAGTGGCTTCTGTTTCTATCAGCTGTCCCTCCTGTTCAGCTACTGACGGGGTGGTGCGTAACGGCAAAAGCACC